AGACTTACTGATAGTGGCAACCTTGAGGTCAAGCTCCTTTGCACCCACCCACTTCTTGACACCAGAAGGTAGCTCAACCTCACGAGTAATGAAAGGAATGTGGCCTCGGCGGAAGGCATTAGTCTTCCCAGTGGCAATATCTACCACTGCCATCTCCATGCGAGTCCGCTCCTGCTGTGCAACTACGAACTCATAGGGGAGGCTCGTCAGTCCATCGCCCATGCGGACTAGCTCATCGACTGGATGAGAAGCACGAGGATAGAGGACTGCTCCGCCACCAAGAACACTGCGATGAGAAGTCTCAAGTAGGTTGAGAGGTCCAAAGCTGGTGAAGAGGAGATACCAGTGAGAGACAGGCTGCACCAGTTTGCGCTCCAGACCTACTACCAGGCCACTACGAGTAATGATGTCAGTATATCTAGCAGCACGCCGAGTCCAGGAGGTAGCACGACCTGCCTTGAGAGCGTAGTCGTAGATAGGGCTCATGTAGTTCCGCAACTCACGGTCTCGAATGTTCTGAGTGACAGTAGAGAGGATTTCCTTGGCAGTATCGCCTTTAACAGAATCAAGGGCAGAAGTGATAATCTGGTCACTATGGCGGGAGAGGATAGAGGTCATAGTAGAGAGGGTAGAATCTGAGACTCCTATCTCTAGTCTGTTCAGAATCTCAGTCGTAGCTTCCTTGGCCGCAAGCGCCTTGGAGGAGGCAGCAGTACGGAAGTAGTTGTCAAAGATGGAGTTGATACTTACTGCTGTCTGACGAGTTACCTGAAAGCCCTCAGCGCCTATCTCTCCAGCTGGAGCCGCAGAGAGTACTTCCTGCCGCCAGCCTCGGATAGTATCCTCAGTGAGGATGTCGTAACCAGTCAGGTCTCTACCGACACTGACAGAGAGTTCTCCAGTCTCCATTGGCCGCTCAACTGCCTGCTGGACAGCGTTCTGGAAGGCATCCTTGATTTCTGGCCGCGAGATACGATTGAGGCTGCGGCCAGTAGTACGCACGAGATAGGTACGAGAGTTCATATAGAACTGCTGGCCTACCTTAGTAGACATCTGGGTAGGAGTCCTAGGCAGCTTGCCTATCATCTGCTTGAGACCTTTGAATGGCAGGTCCCAGGCCTCATTCCAGCCTCGCTCAGTAGCTCTGACAAGTGGGCCAAGATAGCGTATCTTACTGGTTGCCTTAGTAGCCAGTCCCCAACCTATGTAGGTGGTAGGGTCAAAGACCATCTCTGGAACTAACTTGAACCAGGTATTAGTATCCCAGTCCTGATAGGCCTTGGAATAGGCCTGCCAGGGGCTCTCACCTAGCTCACGATACTGTTGGTAAAGTTCTTCCAGTTCGGCAGCATCAGAGTCCTTGCGCAGTCGAGGGAAGTTGGTGATAGCCCAGGCAGCTAATGGTCTGGGCAGGATGTTGAAGTACTTCTCTAGCAACTCGAAGGTAGCAAGTGCGGGCTGGACGAGGAGCATCTTAGTCCAGTCCCAGGTGGAGAGCTCAGGGTCAGTGGCATTGACTATACCTTCTCGCAGAAGAGAGTAGAAGGCTGACTGCTCTACATAGGCATTCTTGAGCTCCTGGGCCTCCACCCTGAGTAGATTAAGTTCGTGTTGAGTCTCCTCATCGAACTCAAGGTCGGTCATAATACTGCGGACATCGGCAGTAGTCATGCCAGTAGGAAGGGCAGGAGCCTGAGGGACTATGTACTTGAGGAGTTCATCAACAGCAAGTTGATGCACTGCCTTAAGCTCTAGCTTCGGCTCTGCTAGGATAGCATTGTAGAGGTTGGTACGAGCTTCGTCAGTGGTACCAGTAAACTCAGCTGGTAAGCGAGGAATGATGCTGCTGACTCGGTCATAGACTCCTCGCAGCCACTGTTCATCAGTAGAGTTCATCTGGTCGAAGGAGTAGTAGGTCTTGAAGTTCTCATAGCTGCTCAGGCCAAGTAGTGGGTTAGGCAGTACAGAGGGTAGAGAGTTGAGTACATATAGTTGCCAGGCAGAACGGTCTGCGGTGACAGTAGCAGTCACCAGTGCGCTCTCGGCCTGGTTCTTCAGAGTAAGCCGCTCTGTAGCACTAGGAGCTTTAGAGAGCAGAGGCTTGAAGGAGAAGAGTTGGGATAGGAAGTTAGCAGCAGGATTGAAAGCTACCTGGGCAGCCTTCTCATACTGCACCCGAGCGGCCTGGGCAGCCTGGGACTGCTGATAGGCCTGCTGGCGAAGAGACTTTATCTCCGTAGCGTAGCCTGGGTATAGGTCAGTGGGCTCTGGTGGCCCAGGAAGAACAGAAGGAGTCGGCTGCTTGGGCTTCGCACCCTCCGCAAGCAGTTGGCTAGGATTTGGAGGGCGTATCTGGTTGATAGGCACTAGATTAGCTCCTACTGGTACTAGTTAACATAATACCGTAGCTGCTATTGCGACTGTCCCATAGCTACTTATGTTCACTATTGTACCTCCTCCTGCATCCCTGGAGCCAGTGCAGGTTGGCGCGGTAGAGCCTCAGGTCTGTTACCTATCTGCCGAGTAGGAGCAGGTGCAGCAGGCTGGGGAGGTTGCAGTTGTGCTTCTGCCGCCTGTGCAGCCATCTCATAGAGTTTGGCAGCATCAGAATCTCCTTGCTTCTCCAGGTATGCCACCTGCTTCCTAGCATAGATAACATACGCCACCAGTGCGTTGACAGGATTGAGCTCTGCCTGGTCGGCACGGATTCTGGCTCTCTCGAGGAGAGGATTCTTAATGTCTGGGAACAGTTTGCCTATGACGTAGGAGTAGGAGAGTTGAAACTCAGGGTCAAGCATTCTGGCTACAGTTGCCTTCTGGATAAGTTCGCCAGGAATCTCTACGTCATAGTCAGCAGTGACCTTCATCTCCCGAGTAAAGCCTCTGGGCATACTCCAACCGTAAGGCTTAATGCCTCGAGTGCGGATGTCTTCCAGCAGGTCGTTGTCCTCATCCTCATACTTGTTGATGATAGCCTGATGGAAGGGCCGCATAATCTGGTTGGCGGAGGCGGCTATCTGACTCATCACATAGGCAGTCAACTGCCCACTGACGTTGCCAAACATGGCCCAACTGACTCCACCTCTCTGCATCATGGCCTCGAGGTCAAGTTGAGTACTCCTTAGTTCCAGAGGGATAGGTGGAGCGCCTATGAAGTCTACAGAGTCATCAGGCCCCCCGCGAAAGATAGCTCCTCGGCGGAAGACGTCCTCAGGGCGGACTATAGCCTTGCCACTTCTACTCCGCTCAAAGATGCGTGGTTGAGCAGTGTCACGAAGGAGTTGGAGGGAGAATGACCACCACTTATTCCAGGTGCGGTAGATGTTCTCGTTGGTGGCTACGATGGCTTGGCCTATCTCCTCCTTCCACCGCTCATTGACTGCCGTGCCACCTGCGTTGAAGGTCTGGGAGGAGAGCTTGGTGCCAGCAGAGAGAGCACCAGTATCAGGCAGTCCTCCCACTGGAGCCACATAGATAGGAATCTTGCGGAAGCGAGTGTAGTCATACTTGACCAGACCATCTGCACCATCTCCCATGACTATGGCGTTACAGACTACAGGATAGAGGGCAGTATCATAGTCCACCCACCAGTAGTCATAGCAGACCATAGAGGGAGAGTTGTAGGACGGATACTTCCACCCATTGCGCCTACACATTCTCTTGGCGGCAGGAGAGTCCATCTCGTAGATGTGAGCAACTTCACACAGGCCCATCTCCATATCCCACATAGGATAGACCTGGGCAGGATTCCAAGGCTCTACAAAAGTAGTAGTACCATCGTCACTATTGATAGCAAACTCCGCGTACCAGCCAGTAGCTAGGAGGAAGGCAATGGTAGTACGCTGAAGAGACTGACGAGGGCCAGACTTCCTAAAGCGAGTCTCGTTGGACTGCCAGAGAGTGTCCAGGAAGGTGCTGACAGACTCATTGATACCTGCCATGTCTAGACTAGCAGCATCCAGGTTGGCTATTCTGTGCGGCACCTTAGTGTCTAGCATGTGGAGGACAAGATTGAACATAGACCTGGGGTCGTTGCCAACGAAACTCTCTAGCTTCTCGGTGGCAAGCTCATCTACCATCTGTATCAGTGAGTACCAGCGCTTCATCTTATCATTCCGAGGTTGCCAATACCTCTGCAACTCCTTGCATCTGGCTCTCACCTGTTCTACATTGCGCTCCATAACTATCGCCCCCAACTGTCAGACCAGCCAGCTACTCCAACTAGCCCTCGCTGAACTGGCTGTGCGTCTCGGCAGACTACTGCTATGGCACCTGCATCGTGGTGGTCATCTGCGCCTACGACTATGATACCTGACTTCACTGAGGCATTTCTCCTGATATTCTTGCACTGCGACCAGAAGCGGCTGTCCTGACAGTCAAGATACTCCAGCAGCCTGTTGACCTCAGTAATCATGTAAGGCTTGGTGGAGACATTAGTCTGCCAGCCAATGCTTCTGCTGACCTTGCCAGTACGAACATCCTCCCGCCAGTAGAGGTCAGGATAATCACGCACATGACTCACTAGGTCCAAGTTGTCCTCGGGTGCCAGTACTGCCCCATTGTAGTAGTGGCCAAGGAGTTTGCAGTAGTCTCCCATCTCCGCCTCATCATAGAAGCCAGCAAGAGTGGCGCAGTGCTGCAGGATAGGAGCATGTTCCTGCCCATCCTTATCTCTATAGCCCTCATAGAAAGTCCAGACTGAGGCTACTGACTCAGAAGTCTTCCCCTTGCCTGGGTCTATACCTATGACATAGCCTCTACCTGACTCCTTATCGTGCCAGATGTCTACAGTTGCAGAGAGACCTTGAGCCGAGACAAGATTGTGTTGGATAGATGCAGGAATGCAGTTGCGTATCTTGGTCTCGACTATATCTGAGTTGTAGGCCTGGCCGCCAGCAGTGATGAAGCAGGTCTCATCATCCTCAGGGAACTCTTGAGGGAAGATGAAGATTGTCTCTCCACTGCGCCGCATGGAGGCCATTTCAGCCATCTTGTATCTGCGCCAGCGCATCTTGGCCTGGGCAAGAGAGTCGTCACACTCCAACAGCATCTGGATACGCTGCATCAGGATATGCTCTTCAGCAGTGATGTTAGGCAGAGGGTCTAGTGCATCTGCCTCTAGGCAGAAGTCATCATCTGCTAACATCATATACTCTTCATGCAAGTACCAGGGATAGAAGTGGGCCCGATAGACAGACTTGGCTACAGTTGTACCTTCCTTGGCAGCACGGTAAAACTCACAGAAAGGATTGTCCTCACCGTTAGGAGTAGAGACAAACCGAACCTTGGTGCCTACCTTCAGAGGTACTCTCTGCACAGCAGATGCGAATACATCCTCATGGGTGCCAGGAGGCCAGAAGGCATACTCATCCAGGAGCAAGTTATGTATGGCCTCACCTCTGCCTTTAGCATAGCTGCGGGCAGAAAAGATATACATAGAGGAAGAGAAGTTAGTCTTCTTGCTCTCCCAGGATAGTTCAGTAGCAGATTTATGGTCAAGATGAGGAATAGTAGGAATCCGCCTCTCCAGGCTGCGATGGTACTTCTTGGCCTTGAGCAGCAGGCGCTCGGCAGAGAAGTCGTCGTAGGAGATAATGACTGAGACTGTCCCATTGAGAGTAATGTTGTCGAGGTAGAAGTCAGCTACATGAACAGACGTGGCTCCTATCTGCCCAGGCTTGACATAGATGTCTCGGGGAGTAGAAGTCTCAAGCATGTCTCTCTGGATAGATTGGAGTTTGAAAGGTACAAGAGTACGGTCCTTGTTCTCTATCTCTAGTAGCGTCTCCATAGTGAGGATACGGTTAGAGAATAGGACTCGTAGAGCTTGGGCCTGGGAGATTGCAGTAGTCATCTAGCTGCTACCACCTCTAACCTGACTTCTGAGTAGTGCCTTGACCTCCTGCATAACTCCGGTGCTCTCCCTGGTTGCAACAGTGCTCTCTCTAGTGGCGGCAGTTAGGTCTGCTAGTACTTTAGTATTCTCCTCTCGAGTATGCTGGTCAGACTCAATGAACTGAGATAGGCGAGTCTCAGTATCGGACTTATCCTTCCTCAACTGCTCCTCAGTGCTCTTCTTGTCTCTAGCATACATGAAGAAGATGATACCTGCAAGGATAGCAGTAGGGCCACCTGATACTAATCCTTCTATGAGTTGCTGCTCCACTAGCGCCTCCTAGCAGGTCGAACTCTTCCAGGGCTTCTTGGCTCTCGAGTGCGATATCTGGACTGGTGCGCCCGAGTAGCATTTCTTCTAGATGCAGCACGTTGAGCAGGAGTCCTAGACTTCCGAGGCATGAGAGACTCCTTTCTTGACAGTAATAGTGTCGGTCCTAGATAGCTGAACTATCTCAGGATTCTCGGCTATAAAGGCAGCAAAGTCGAAACCCTTGCCAGAATCAGACACTATAGCCTCAAGGATAGAGAGTTGCTGCGGAGAGTACTGGGAGCGCATCTTGAGCAGGTACTCCTGGTCATAGGAGGTCATCTGGACTCTATCGCCGTTCTCATCCTTCTCGAATCCAAGGCTGCGATTCAGGACTCGGTAGTCCTTCTCAAGTGCGAGACGAAAGTTGCGATAGAAGTCGAGCTGAAGATACTCCCTAGATAGCTCCTTGCGGATGTCTGGAATCCTGCGCTCAAGGTCAATGAAGGTGGAGTCGTGACGACAGCCTGAGAGCCAGGGCTTACTCCTCTCTATCATCCGCAGAGCCTCTCTCACTGAGAAGCCTGTAGCGCGGTAGCCAAAGTAGCGCGCCCTTGCATCTGTCCTGTCCCAGGGAATTAGAGTAGAGGCGATAGAAAGTTCGGGAGCATCTAGTACTGGGTCGTTCTCAGGATTCAGCTCTACAGCTACTGGGCCAGTGGGAGTAGTCATGTACCCTCCTGCACGAGTGGAGTATATCATAGCTGGTGAGCCATGTCAAGGAGAAATAAACATTAATCATTAGAGAAGGGTAATTGTTTATGCAAAGTAGCGAGGGCTATTGACATCTATGGCACGGTGAGGTATACTAGGGACACAAGCAATAAGGAGACTACAGTCGATATCTGGATTAGTAGGTGCAGACGGACTGCCAAGTGCAATCACTGCGGGCAGGATATACTGTTGGACGAGCCTGCTGTAAGAGGGAGGCTATGGCACCAGTATGAGAATGGACAGTCGGAGGCAAAGAAATGGGTGAAGAACTTCAGGTGGCACGCAAGGAGAAGTACAGATGGTCTGTGCTGCTGGCTAGAGCAGGCACTAGTACACTTGGATACACAGGAGTACGCAGAGAAGAGAGGAAGGAAGGCATTACCACTTTCTCCAGAGGTAAGAAAGGCTCGACTCCGCCTACTCCAGCGCAGAGCAAGAGTTATGCAGCAACTAAGAGTGGAGGCAGAGAAGGCTCCAGAGGTCAGGAACATAGAGAGAATAATTATTCTTGGAGGGCAGTTAGCCGACATTCAGACGGAGATACAACCTCTAGGCGGAGCACCAAAGAGTTGGAGATAGATTGGGTAGATAGCATGTG